GGCATTGCTCCGAAGATGTTGTCATCGTAAATTGTTGATGACACACCCCATTCAATGTCCATTGAGAAGACAAATGAAACATCTGGCAAAGTCAATCCAGCATCAGACACTCTTGTTGAGACGAAGAATTGTGCTGTCTCATCAATCAAAGGGTGTTTCGATGAAATGATACAACCATGACCAGGTAATTCTTTCAACATCTCTGCACACTGCCGAGTCGTGGGCATAAAGATTAGTGCTTTATCTGAGCTACTCAAATTTCTCACCATCTTTATCACCTGTTTCTTGTACGCAGTGATAGATGTCACTTGTATGTCATGCCTTGCAACACGCCATAATGGTGCCACTTTTAATTCAATTTGTTCCATCTGCAGATGGTCCCAAGTTGGATCAGGTGTGGCTGTTACTAATAATGTTGTGCAGCCTCTACTGCACAGGTCCTGTACTGCAAACGAGTATACAGGGTCTTTGATATGGGCCTCGTCTACAATGACAATGTCATTGTCACTTCCAAAACCACTTAACACTAATGATTGATATGTACAGTATATCACCCTGTCATTAATAGATGGTGTTCGACCAGTTGTGGAAGCACCATATCCTGTGTAGGGGTCAATTTTGTTCATATAATCTGTTAGCCCCAGGACTAAGATGTGCCTGGGTTCAACAACTAAAATCCTCCTACCTCTTGTCAACGCTGCTATTTTTGCAACCATGCGCGTCGACTTTCCAACACCAGTAGGGGCTTTGATAACAAAATTTGAACCATAGAAACCCGGTCTATGAATCAAAAGCTCTATAGCTTCAAAATCAATCCCTGATGATGGTTGAACACTTCTCCACATTCTAGCAAGAATTCTTGTCAAAATGTCAGAAGGTATAACCAAAGGGATCTTCTGCAATTCTAATGCAGGAAATATATCTGGGATCAGATCGCACCATACAAGTAACATGGTGTCAAGATACCCGAATCCTACTGCCTCAACAACATCTGAAATCTGACCAAATAACACGTAGTACATGTTTGCCAGTAAATTGTCGACACT